GCGACTGCTCGGTACATACGAAGTAGTCCAGCCGTTCTCATCGTGCGTGTGGCTTGATAGCACATATAGAAACCTGATGCAGACTCGACTCTCGGTTGCGTACATGAATCGACTCAATCTCTACAACCACAACTATCACCCCGGATTCGGATGGGCGTTCCAGCGCAAGTGGTTCAGGGAGGTTGGATTCTATCAACATGGCATCACGGGCAGCGGAGACACTTTGTCCACAGCTGCATGGTTGGATATCAAATTCCCCAAGGGATACGTGCACCAGGCACTTCTGCCCTCGTACGAAGAGTATTCGCGCATGATCCTTCCCAAACTGACGTGCGCGTTAGGAACCGTGTACCATCTCTGGCATGGTTCATCCAAGAACCGCAAGTATGTCGACCGACACCGGATCCTCAATGGTATCCGCGACGTGCGCTCAATCGTAGAACCCAATCCAGATGGAGTCTGGGAACTAAAGGACATTGCGGTCGAGTCCAAGATGCGCGAGTACTTCATTTCCCGTGAGGACGACGGAATGTGAATGTTTCCTGACGTACTAGTAAATGGCTCGTCGCACTCGTTCAACTCGCGGACGCCGACGCACTCGCCGAGCCAGGCGTCGTACCGCGAAGAAGCGTGGGGGTGAACGAGAAAAGCGGTACTTCAAAAGGGTAGACGGAACGGTATACGAATTTGACAGCGAAGGCAAGCAGCAGGGCGAGTCGTGGGGGAAGATTGGACCCACAACGACGGACGAAGTTGAATGGATCAATCTGGATCATGTCTCGCGGCCGACCACGCCTACCGGGATTTAAACATTTTCTCCGTCCCTTACATATCCGTGTATTGATGCGAAAACAGCTATCGACATTGGCGTTTCAGGTGGTCGAGAGGCAGCAACAGCTTTCCGTCGCGGTGACACGAATTCAACGAGGATTCATGACACGCGAAAGTACCCTTGAAGCGTCCAGACATGTACAGGATATGGCGAAGATTCTTCGTGAGATCGAGGAATCATTGAAAACAAACTTTGACCACCGCCAAGTAAAAGGGAATAATGTCTGACATCACCATGCTCGTGGGTGGCGTATCGCTGTTTCTCGGCGTCTGCTGTTGTCTGGGTGTAGCCGCATCGTTACAAGACGCAACCGCAGTGACCATTCAGGTCACTCGCAATCCGGTTCACTCGGCACCTGAAGATCCCGAAGATCCAGTGGACTTCAGCTCGAAACCAAAGTCGTCGGAGACAAGCTTGGGCTCGTGACGCTTGATAATCTCCTTCATCACATCGCCACCCTGACTACCCAGAATGTCCTTGAGATACAACTCCAGGTCCTTCTTGGACAGCGTCCAGCCCTTCTTCCACTTGTTGGGCCGCTTGACGTTGAACATCGCATCCGACTCACTCAGATGAATCTGGTCGGGCAGAATGGTGTGGGCGTAGAGTGCGGCGAGATCCAACTCGACTCTGCGACGCGTGTCGCGAAGTTCCGAGACCTGACCATTCAGGTCGGCGATGTTCTTGTTGATGCGAACGTACTTGGAGAGAATAGGCTTGAGGGCGTCCATTGTGGTTTGTAGTGTCACTCGCAAGGAAAGTATCCGTTTTAAGCAAGGATGTTCCTCTTTGACGAGGACGAGATTGAACGGTTGCGTACCGTCTATAACAAGGAACACTCCCGCGAAACACCTATTCAAAAGAATGACTCGAAAACCGTGTGGGGTGAACTCAAGCGTCGTCTCCATGCGAAGTGTAACACGGGCGAGCCTACGTGTATCGTCACCTCCATGATGAAGCGGCCGCGTGCTCCCAAAACGTGGAGTGCGAACAGCACCGAGTGGCTGTCCTCCGATGACATCGATAAGGTGGAGAAGGAGTACGAGCGAGTCATCGAGGATTACCACTTTATTGGGTGTGTGCCCATCGACTTTGATCTCAAGTCCGAGACGTCGAAGTGTATCGTGTCGACACTGTGCTCGATGAAGCTCGAGACGCTGTACAACAAGGGCTATCGTCAGATCGGCATCGTCTTCAATACCGACGTTCACGATGGACCGGGACAGCACTGGATTTCTGCGTTCCTGGACATTCGTCCGGAGCTCCAGTATCCGCGAATGACCTACTTTGATTCGTACGCCCGCAAGCCGGAGAAGGAGATCCAGCGTCTGATGTTTCGCTGGAAGGAGCAGTGGGATCGTCGTGGCGGCCCGGCGATGAAGCTGACGTACAACACGACCCGCCACCAGTTCAAGGAATCTGAGTGTGGAATGTATTGCCTGTACTACCATTACGCGTGCCTGATGGACATTCCGATGGATACGCGTGTCTCCGACGAGAAGGTCAATGCCTTCCGCTTCGGACCGTTGTTCCGTCGTTCCAAAAAATAAGAAGGGTAAGCAATGGAAACAGTCCTCGCGTTTGGAGCCCTCGCGACAGCGGGGTACTTGATGGCGTCCGCAGATGAGCGAGTCCGTGAACCTCGCACAGGAACACTGGTAGACTATTACGTTCCCGGCAGCACCTTCGAGGACATCTCCGAGGCCCTTCAGTCAGGTGTCCGACTCATTGAACTACACATCTACTCGGATGCCCAAGATGAGCCGGTTGTATCGCTCAAGCCGCACTATGACGGACATACGACTCGTTCGTTCGTGTCTGCGTGTGTGGACATCGTGAATGATGGATTTCCGTGCCTGGACCCGCTGATTGTGAGTCTCGTCTTACACACCGAGAAGAACTTCACCATCAACCGCGTCGCCTACCACCTGAACCATACGGTTCGCAAGCAGCTTATCCAGGGTTCCGTCATGGAGCTCCCGCTTGACTCCCTCGCGAACAAACTGATTCTCGTGTCGGGCAATGAGGCCCGCGGTACAAACCTGGAGCCGATGATCAATCTCTCATGGAGCGAGAGCACTCTGCGTCGACTGACGTACCAGCAGGCGGCCCACCCTCGCGAGGCCAGTGAGCTGCGTTCATTCACAAAGGATCACATCGTTCTTGTCGCACCTGACCAGGCCTTTTCTAAGTACAAGGTCATGGACGACGTCTATTCGTTCGGTTGTCAGTGGAATCTGTGCCCTCTCCCAACCACCACTGTGGGTTTTATTCCTCGCGATTAAACAAAATGGCAAACGCTTGGCTCACTCACGTGAAGAAGACGATGTCGGAGATGAAGCACCGCGGCACCTACAAGAAGGGCGACGGCCTGCGGAAGGTGATCATGGAGGCGAAGAAGACGTACAAGAAGCATGGCCACGTGGAGGGTAAGTCGAAGCAGCACACCCGCCGCCGCCGCCGCAGCCGCCGCTCGCTCTTCTAAACAAACACCGATCGCATAACCACGACCACCATCGCCAAACAGAACACCATATACACCCGCATACACAGCGGAGTCTCTTCGGCTCCCTGTTTACGTGAGTAGACCTCCAGTTGTGACCCGTCGAGTACGCTTATGATCACGTTGTTTCGTGTAGTTTCCATTGTCGAGACGGCGACAGGTCTTTCCATGGTACGTTGCTTTAGAACACCCGCTTTTGTAGTAAGCCACATGGTGTGCGTACCCCTTGAACGTGCGGATCGGTGAGTGCGTCTTTGCCGACAAACGCTTGAGCAGACCATACATCCAGTGGAGATAGACTGCACGCGAATTCAGTGCGATCGGATGCGTTTCCACATACTGCGAATAGACCTTCCGTAGCTCAGGGAATGGGTAGGTCCGCTTCATGGACCGTAAAAAGCTCTGCTGGACATTGACGTCATCGTAGTCGGGATCTTCGGGGTAATTGTAGGCAATGGCAAAGAGAAAGTCACGACCCGGCACGGCGTTCGGTTTCTTCTTGAGTATGTCCGCATACTTCGCGTGGACGTCGTCGTAGGTGGGATCGGGGTCGGGAAGAATAACCGACGAGTCTGTCTTTGCCTGCGTGACCAGCTTGTGGTTCACCCTGCGATGGATCTCGTACAACCACCTCCCGGCATCCGCCGTTTTGCTCAGCGGATGGTCGGTTACGAAGTTCGTCGTGCTCTCGCGACAGAACTTGCAGGGGAGGACTCGAGACATGAATACAAGTGTTCGCTCGGGAGTGGGTGATCCTTCTGCGATCAGATGGAACAATTGCCATCCAGAGGGTCCAAAAAATCTTGTATCCATTGTATTCAACTCATATCTTTCTCCGCCAACCACGCGGCGATCTGAATGGTCATGGCGGAATCGAAGACAGGGTTATGGGCCTTGCCGACCGGAAAGACCTTCTTGAGCACTGGGTCGAGATCTTTCGCGATACAGTGGTATGTCCCCTCAAGTTTCGCGGTCTTGCATTTCTTCGCGAACTCTGCGTTGTGTGTTGCGATGTTGACGATCCGAAGAGGTGAGTGAAACGGAATGCGATGGTGAGTACACGCAGACTTGATGGCTTTCAGATCCATATCGCCCTTGAGAATGACCACGGAATCGCTCATCATCTTCGTGAACTCGGCCAACCATGTTGCAGGTTTCAGGTGGGGCTTCACGTTGGGATCTGCGAAGTATGCCTTCACACTGTCGTCGTCATGAAGAAACTCGCGTGCCGTTCGCTCCGTCTCTTCGAGGATGTCGAGGATCAGTGCGGTGTTGGGCGTCACGGTCGAGTAGGATGAGGATACGCGGTTCAACTGTTTGGGCGGCGGCGGTAAGACTACAAAAAAAGGCGGAGACCGCATCCATCCATCCCCCGAGCGAGTCATGTAATACCCACCCACTTCACGAGGAAGGAATGACTTTCCGAGATGCCAGAACTCGCAATCGAACGCGAGTATGGACGTGGCCTTTCCGGCCAGCCTGTCGAGTCCGACGCTGCGGAACTTCATTATGTGCTTCCCTGAAAAACATTCTGACTCTCTCAATAAATGCTGGACACTAAGGATATTATCATTCTGACTGCGGCGTTTTACCTCGGCTCGGTGGTGGCCTCCTTCTTCAAGTCCCTGAATGACGGTATCCTCGTCCCGCTGCTGGCCCCGGCCGCCGCGGCGGGCAAGGGCGTGTCGAGCTTCTCCATCAAGGTTGGCTCGGCGGACCTCAAGGTTGGCCAGGTCATCGCTGAGCTGGTCAACCTGATCGTCTCGTTCGTGCTGGTTGTCTTCACGATCGGCCTGCTGCGTACGTATGTGCTCAGCAAGATCGGTGCTCGCCGTGGTGGTGTCGATCAGTAAAAAACTGCGTACTAGATAATGTGGCCGTTCGATTCTGTTCCCACGCTCGCCTACTTCCGCTCTCGCATCCCCTCGTGGGTCCCTGGAGCGTCGCCGTCGCCGCCGGAGCCGTCGCCGTCAATGAACCCGCCGCAGGGCGGTCGTCGCAAGACGTACCGCCGCAAGGCCAAGAAGTCTAAGCGTCGCCGCACCGGTAGGAAGGCCATCGGTTCCCTGGTGCGGCTTTTCCGCATGTAGCCTCAATCTGCTTCTTCAGATCTGCAGTCGTCGCCTTGCTCGTCGGGTCGTTCGTCCGACGCCACTCCACAAAGTCCTTTGACACCTCCGTCCAACGCATGATCGGCACCGGCTCGCCGGCCGGAACATCCTCAACCTTATGAATCTTCTCACGGATGAACTTGGCGAGAACGTCACTGTCATCCTTGTACTCGCTGGTGTACTCCATGACCTTCTCCGGCGGCACCAGCTTGCGGAAGCCCTTGCCACGCGTATACAGAAACACCAGATACGACAGGAATGCCTCGGCCCACTCCTTGCTCTGCGACTTCTGGACGAACGACTCGTCGATCGGCTTCTCGTGCGGCAGACGGGGGTCGGCCACGAACTTGCTCACGAAGTTCACAACCACCAAGCGACGCCACGTACCTCCGTCCTGCGTATTGATCTTCGGCTTCTCGTTACACGCGAGATTGAAACGGGCCTGGAGATCGAAGTCCAGCATCTGCTTCGAGCCCGCATACAGGTCGCGAGCCGTGATCTTCTCCGACGAGGCCAGCTCCTTCATCAGACCCGTGTTGAGCGGAACCTGCTCATCGGGCTCCTGCATGGTCACGAAGCGACGGCCCTTCATACGCACCAGCTCCGGAGCCGCAGCCGCAGACTTGTTACGAGCCTGAGTCAGCAGCGAGATCGGTGCCTTACACGCATAATCACCCATCGCAGTGGACATCAGGTTCATCAACATCGACTTGCCGTTCGATCCCGTGCCGGTCAGAATGTGGAACTTCTGTGCCTCGTTGTTGCCGGACAGCGAGGTTGCGAGGTAGGCGAGGAAGTACTCGCGAACATCCGGGTCGGGCAGCACGTCTTGAATGAACTTGTTCAGCTCCTGCCAGCAGGGATACGACTCGTGGGGGCGGTTAGGGTGAAACTCGAGGTTCGTGCAGAACGAGATGTAATCCTCCGGCTTACCATCCCGGAACTCGAACGTCAGCGTATCAAACACACCATTCGCGAAGGCGATGAGGTTCTTGTTCTCATCCACCTTGGTTGCGAACTCCTCATCGAGGAACAGCTCGCGACACTCCTTCATCACATTCTCCTTGAAGCGGGTCATACGCAGCTGCTTCCGCATGTGAGCGTAGGCCTGACGCTTCTTGTCCGTCTTGCACCAATCGCAGCTCGTCGGCTCGTGCTTGCCATCCGGACACTGCGGAAACCCGTCGGCGTTCATCATGTTGCTGATCTCCGTTTCCTTGCGGAAGAAGTCACGGAAGACGTCGGAGGACAAGCGGCACTGAAGCGAAACACCCTTGTCCGTCTCACGCCACGTGTGACCTGCGAACCAGTACCACGACGACGCACTGAAACGGGCACACTTGAACTCGTCGCGGAACTTGGCGTAGACGACCTGGGCCATGTCGTGCTCCGTCTGCGTATCCGTGGCCTCGTCGAGTAGCCGATCAATGTTCATCTTCTCAATCTGAATGTAGCCGTCCGGGTTGTCCGTCCGCGACCAGTGACGAAGGCTTCCAACACCCAGCTTCGCACCGTCGTTGCGGAAGTTGAATCCCTGCCACTTGGCCATTGCCTCACGGGGATCGTACTTGCCGTCCACACGCTGCGAACAGAACTCCAGCCAGAGATTCTCCAGATCCGGGTGGATATTCTTCAAGCAGTGTCCCACCTTGGTACGCTCGTCGTGATCGTTGAATCGCTCCGAGTTCAGGTTGAACACGTGGGCCTCATAATAATCGGACATCGACTTGGACAGGGGCTGGAGGTAGATCACGCGGGTCGGAGACGATCCACGCGAGCCCGGATCACCTGTACGCTGGGCTGGGCGACCACGCTGCGGCATCATCGCACTTCCACCCGAGATACGCACATCCTCCTCCTTCAGGATATACGCCTTGCCCAGCTCAGTGAACGGTGTCTCCGTATTGTTCGCAGACCGGACCGAGAACTTGCGGATATTCTCCGGCTTGATTTCGCGATTCACCTCCTCATCGATGGCAACCGCGACGTCATTCGGGTCCCACTCGATCGAGTACTTGAGCTGATACGGCTGAGGCGTCGCACCCTCACCCGCCGGCTTCTTCGAACCGAGCAGTGCCCACCAGCTGGTGTGGTTCAGCGGAGACTTGTCATACGTCTCACGCCAGTCCTTCTTCAGATCCAGACCCGGGAAGTACTCGTCCATCTTGGGTAGAAGCGTGTTGCGGATCGCCAGCTCCACGTTGCGATTGACGCGAACCTCCGGCACCACCAGGTGAATACCGGACTTGGACTCCTTCTTGCCCGGGTAGAAGGTCGGCTCTGGCTTCTCCATCACGTAGACGTCCGTGATGTCCTTGATCTGGACATACCTCGCGGCCTCGGACATGTAGGCCTTGACGAAGGCGATCGTCATCTCTTGAGTGTGCTTGTGGTCCTCAACCCGTCCATCGTACAGGAAGTCGAGATCCACACGGAGAGGACCAATACGAGTCATCTTCTCCGTGATGGTCAGAGGACCATTATTGCTGACGTAGTTACAGTAGAGGCGATAGAACTCGTCCATCTTCTCCTCGGGGATGGTATACAGAATTCCATGGCCGAAGAGCTGATGAGTCTCGAGACCACTCTTGGTCTCCGCACGGTGAGCGTCCGTAAACTTCTGAAGGTGTCCGGGCTGCATCGTTGATTACTACCCCGATTCATTTGCGGCGGCCAATTCCTTTTGAACGCACGAATCTGGGTTTGTGCGTTCAAAAGGAAAGTGTCTCTATCAAAGCCAAAGGTGAGCAATGAAGTTCTGCACGGATTGTTCCAACTTTCTCTACGACATTGTTGAGCGTGAGGGCAAGGCATACCTGAAATGCCGCTCCTGTCCACACGAGGAGCCCGCGGAGGCAGTGGTCTACGAACATGACCTCCAGCAGGACACGTCGGTCCAATACTCGATCAATCCTTACCTGAAGCACGACCCGACGCTGCCTCGGTTCAAAACGATGGTGTGTCTGAATCCTACCTGTGCGACACAAGGTAAGGAGTCGGACATTGTGGGTGTGAAGTTGGACTCGGTGAATGTAACCTGGATGTACCAGTGTGCGGTCTGTGATGCGATGTGGAAGCAGAACGCTAGGTCATGAGAAGACGGTAAATTACTTCGTGATTGCCTGGTTGATGTTCGTAAACGTCGTGCCACCGCGTCCAGCCGAGGCCTGGGCGTTCTGGATCAGGTTAGTCTGCAGCACCGCCAGACCCTGTGTGCCCGCTAAGCGAGTCGGCGGCTGACTGACCAGTGTGCCCTGCGGACCTGCGGATCCGAGGAAGGCGACACGCGAAAGATTTTTAGGGTTGGACCGGTTAAACACCACCTGGCGAGGGGCTACACGGGTGGGAACAAGCTGACCCCTCGTCGCGTAGCTCATAGCAGACAGCTGAGTCACTGCATTCAGGTACTGACCCGATCCCTCATATCGCAGGATGTTGCGAGCCTGGGGAACAGCCACAGTTGTTTGTGTCAAGACTTGTGCCTTGACGTAACTCAGGTAATCAGATGCGGGGCGTGTAGGCATTGTTTTCAGTCCAGGAAATATCTCGGAACACCCGCACCAACCTTCGACGTGCCCTGCGAAACACCTGCGTAGGATGTCGCAGCACCACGCGTGCCGATATTGAAGGACGCCACCGAGTTTGTACTCGCAGTCAACGAGACCTTCGACGCCAAAACCTGGGCAGAGCTGGACGAATATGGGATGATCGCCTGACCTACACGCGAATACACGCCCGGGGCATTGGTAAACAGAGGCCTCGTAGACTGGGCGTTGTTCTTCTGGAAGGTTGTAAAGTCCGACGCAGCACCACGAATGATCGGCATTTATTGAAAACGAAAGAGTATGTTCCTAGACAAGAGAAGGCATGTCGACTGATCACCCCGAAGTCAAGCCCGTCTTCCGTCCAGAGGTCGTGGAGACGCTGAAGACTCCTCGCATCACCACGCCCTACTTTCGCAAGTATGAGTACGTTGCCCTCATGGCTGCCCGCCAGCAGCAGATTGCCGAGGGTGCCAAGCCACTTGTGAGTCTGGATGGACTCCGCACAAGTGATCCGCGTTTCCTCGATCAGGTCGTGAAGCGTGAGATTGAGCAGCGTAAGCTTCCATTCCTGTTCCGTCGTCAGATGCCCAACGGAACGTCCGAGTTCTGGTCAGCTCAGGAGCTCGAGTTGGCCTGGTGAAAGAACCCCAATACATTCTGACCTGACGTCGCAGCCATCATCACCGAAAAGGCCGAATTCAGTCCAAGGAATCCATGCATGAACGCGTGCCAGCGTGTGGATACAACCGGATCCGGATCCCAGGCGAGACAGCGATGTTTTTGTCCGTAGTAGTAGACTGTGGTCGCACACGTCAAGAAAAGAGCATAGACTGGCAGCGAATACGGCATCCACTGGGCCGTGGTCCACACCATGACTCCGTGGGCAATGTGAGCGAATGTGATGTCAAGGGGCAACAGCCATGAAAACCGCGGCTTTGTCGAGTGATACGCGACGGAGACGAGGTATGTGCCGAACACCAGCCCTCCCGGTACGTATGCACGTAACGCGATGGCTGATAAAGATGGAATGAGAAAGAAGTG